CAAGACAAATCATTTGAAGAGGAGTCTAAAGAGGAATTGGAGGCAGCCTCCGATGAGGAGGAAGCTGAAGAGGACACTGAGGAAACTGACGATGGAGAAGAAGAAGACCCTCTATATGCTGTAACCGTAAATGGTGCAGAACATGAGGTTACCTTGGACGAACTTCTGAGAGGCTATTCACGCCAGTCAGATTATACAAAAAAGACGCAACAGATTAGTTCTGAAAGAAAACAAATGGAGGCTATACAGGGACAGTATAGTTCTGAAATTTCTCAGATTCAACAGGAGCGTCAGCAGTACGTGGAATCTTTAAACCAGATAATTGCCAATTCGTCAGGAAATCTTGATAAGTTTGCTAATATTGATTGGCCGACTTTAAGGGATTCTGACCCAATTGAGTATGTGACTAAAAGGGAAGAATTTAGGGAATCACAGGAAAAGGTACAGGCTTTACAAGCAGAGCAGCAAAATGCCCAACATAAACAGACGGAAGATGCCAAAAGGATGCGAGTTCAGGTACTTCAAGAAGAACATTCCAAACTTTCTGAAGCACTACCAGAATGGAGCAAGCCAGACAGTCAAAAGAAGTTAGCATCTGAAATTCGTGAGTACGCTTTAAGCCAAGGTTTTTCCGCTGAAGAAATAAACTCTTTAGTGGACCACCGTTCTTTACTTGTCTTATGGAAGGCTTCTAAACATGACGCATTGCAAAATACCGATGTAAGATCAAAGAAGCTTAGGAATAAGCCTAGAGTAATTAGACCTGGTTCACCTTCCAGTAAGTCATCATCTAGCAAAGCGAAACGTTCTGTACAAATGAAACGTCTTCGAGGTTCAGGGCATCTAAATGATGCGTCTGCACTATTGGAGGATTTTATAGACCTTTAACTTAGGAGGGAATGCTATGGCAGTTCCTGCAAACACTAGGGAAACCTATGGCGCTATAGGCGTCAGGGAAGACCTTAGTAATATTATATATAATATCAGCCCAATGGATACACCATTTCTTAGTGGATGTGGCCGTGGAACCGCTGATAATACGTTGTTTGAGTGGCAAACGGATGAGCTGAAGGCAGCGGCCGCGAATATGCAGAAAGAAGGAGATGACTATGCTTCTACTGCCGCTACAGAGCCAAGACGCTTGACGAATTACACTCAGATATCCGCAACGCAAGTCCAGTCAAGTGGAACGGCAGAAGCTGTTGATTTTGCAGGTAGAAAATCTACGCAAGCCTACCAGTTGGCTAAGAGAGCCAAGGAAATGAAGCGCGATATGGAATTTATGCTTCTAATGGGTACAGCTAAAGTAGCGGGTTCTTCTGGTACTGCCAGAGAAACAGCGGCTTATTCCACTTGGATCGGTACTAACCTCACCGCCACTTCACCAGTTATAGCGGCCTCTACAGGCGCAGGACTGGCTAATGCGGGTAGCTCTACATATCCGGATGGAACGACACAGGCAACTACTGGCGGAGCTAATACAGCTATTACTCTTGCCATGATTAATACCTGTATAGCTAGAATCTGGGATCTTGGTGGATCGCCTGATACCATTCTTTGTAAGAGTGATGTGAAGCAAACCATCAGTAGTTCTTCTGTTGGCGGTTCTGTGGTTGCTGATCTTTACAAAGATGTTGGCTCTAGTGATAAACCTGCAACTGCCGTAAACGCGATAGACGTTCTGGTTACAGACTTTGGTACGTTCAAAGTTGTGCCTGATCGTTTTCTGCCGGACGGTAACTGCGACATAATTGACTTTGACCTTTGGTCTGTAGACTATCTACGTCCATTCCGTACAGAAACTCTTGCCAAATCCGGTGATAGTGTAAAACAGCTTTTGATTGCTGAGTATGGTTTGCGTGCTAAGAATGGTTCTGGCAGCGGCCAAGTGAAGAGTGCAATTTAATTAGTATTGGTATAGCCCCCTCCGGGGGGCTTAACCTTACAGGAGAAACAAGATGGCAAATATTGGACAACCACCAAGCAAGGGAAGCGCAACAGCTATTGGCCCTGATATGAATCCCCCTCCTTATGCAGAGGGAGAACCCAAACTTAAAATGTATGGGCCAGGTGCTGATGAAGCTTTAGGTCATACCGAACATAATGGAACTATAGATAACGTTATAAGTACACAGGTTGCAAAGGTGGGGAAGGTTTATGGCTGGTAAGAAGTCTAAAAAGACTTCCACAAAGTCTGAAAAGAAAGTGAGTGCAACGTCTACATTTGAGGAAAAGCTTTCTGCAACCGTTAAGGGTATGAGTGAAATTGTAAAAGGCAATGACAAGAGGCATCATTTAAGATGAAAAAGAACGTCGTAGAGCAATCAACTCCGGTAGATACTTTTCATTCTAATACGGATGAGACTGAGTTTACTATAAACACCTATCAGGATGTCGAGCCTATACTAGAAGAGAACAAAAGGCATCTTAATGAATATGGAAGTCTACTCAATTCTGGTAAAACTGGTGAAGGTGTGAGGGTTGCCTCTATCCCTCTCAATGTATGGCAACAGTGGATGCAAGAAACAAATGGTGCTATAGAGAAAGATCACAACCTAATGAAAAAGTATCTCAATGATCCTGATAACAAATATTTTAGAACTACACCAACAAGGGTTTAATTATGTGGCTATATACGCATGGCGTTTTAGGACGCACACAAAGAAATTATCGAATCTTAAATCAAAACGTATTCTTTTCTGCACGCAACGTAGTGTAAAAGATGGCGATTAACACATACGCCACTCTACAGACTGCTGTCGCAAACTGGTTAGATAGATCCGATTTAACTGATAGGATACCAGAGTTTATTTCTTTAACAGAAGCCCGGATGAACCGGACTCTCCGTTTGTCGATAATGTTGAACGTGGATGAAACTACGTTAGGAGGGGCTGCCACATTAATATCTGGCACTAGGGATTATGCTCTGCCTTCTGGATACCTGCAAATGGTTGACTTCCATTTAAGAACAAGTCCAATAACTACGCTATCTTATCTAACCCCTGAAAACATGAATAGAATGTGGGCGGGTAGTCAGGGTGGAAAGCCATTGGTCTATACGATCTTCTCAGATAACTCTAGCGGGACACCCGTAAAAAAGGTGAGGTTAGGGCCGTCCCCAGATTCTGGTTACACCTATTCTATGATGTTCTACAAGAAGATTGATGCTCTTTCAGTGGCAAACACAACAGAGCAAATGCTTACTGATAATCCAGACGTATATTTATACGGAGCGTTGCTAGAGGCTGAACCATTTTTAATGAACGATCAACGGGTTCAACTATGGGCTACCGCATTTCAAGAATCTGTAAGGGCATTGCAAGAACAAGACAACAAAGACCGTCATTCAGGTAGCGCAATGAGGGTTATGAATACAGGTGGGTACTACTAATGGCATTAGATCCAGCAAATTATATTGATGAATTATCAATAACTGACCCAACCGCAACTGATCTAGTATCGCAGGGCGACGATCAAATTAGAACCACCAAGCGGGCTGTAAAGCAATCCTTCCCGTCTGTAGATATGGCGGTCAATGCAATACATACATCTGCAACAGAACCGGCTGTCGCTGTAACTGAAGGTCTTGTATGGATAGACACTTCAGCCGGAGCGGGAAATCATGTAGCAAAGGTATATGATGGCTCCTCATTTATTGTCTTACCATTTAGCGTGGAGACAGCACAGACTGTAGACGTTAATGGAGGGACAATTGATGGAGCAGTTATTGGAGGAGCAACTCCTGCTGCTATTTCTGGCACTACATTAGATGGAAGCACCAGTCTAGTTTTAGCCACTGGTGCGACAGTAACCGGTATAGATAATGCTACTGTAGGGACTGGAAGTGCTACCCTTCTATCCACTCAAGGAGCAATTAAAACTTATGTCGATGCCCAAGTTACAGCGCAAGATCTTGATATTACTACGGACAGTGGAAGTATCGACGTTGATCTTGATTCTGAGTCTCTTACAGTCAGTGGAGGGGCTAGTCTTGACACGTCGGCGACGGGTACTACAGTTACGGTCAATGTTACGGATGCAGGGGTAACCAATGCTAAGTTAGCAGATATGGCGGCAAACACCGTCAAGGTAAGAAACGCTAACTCTTCAGGAGTTCCTTCTGATGTGGCATTAGCAACCACTGAATTATTAATTGGTGATGGTACAGGATTCACCGCTGCTGCGTTGTCTGGTGATTCCACTATGACAAATGCTGGTGCAGTGTCAGTCACAGGAATACAGGGTCAGGCGGTAAGTGCAACAGTCGCAACTAATGACCAATACTTAAAATATTCTGCAACCTCTTCAGAGTGGCAGAAAGTATCCGTTCTTGCTCCTGATCGCTTAACCACTAAAGGTGACTTGCTTGTATATAACACGGTTGATTCAGAGACAAGACTCCCCGTAGGAACCAATGATTATGCACTGATGGCTGACTCTTCTGCGACTAATGGAGTCGCTTGGAAGCAAGCAGCTACAGCCACTATCGCAGATGACGCAGTGACGGCAGGTAAATTAGCCGATACAGCCGTTACACCGGGAAGCTACACGATAGCCTCTGTTACCGTAGATCAACAGGGCAGATTGACATCAGCATCAAGCGGAAGCATTACTGGATTTGTTTCTAAAACAAGTGCAACCGGATCTGCTGATATGCCAGCAGGAACGACCTTGCAACGTGACGGCTCGCCGACTGCGGGTTACATGCGTTTCAATTCAACCACAACGGGTTTTGAAGGCTATAACGGAAGCGCGTGGGGAAGTTTAGGAGGCGGTGCTAAAGGCGGAGGCTCTGATGAAATCTTTTATGAAAACGGGCAATCAGTTACGACCAATTACACCATTACATCAAATTTTAACGCAGTTAGTGCTGGCCCTGTAACAGTTGATAGCGGAGTCACGGTAACAATTAACTCTCCAAGTGAGTGGGTAATCGTATGACAAAAATTTATACAGATGCGATTGAACCGGCATCAGGAACTACTCTAAATATTGGGGAGTCTGGAGCTAATACGGTTCTGACAGGAAATGATTTAAGGGCGAATGTTGTAC